CAGCCCACGAATCCAAACCTAGTGCTTTAGCAATATGTGCCTCCCCACCAGCATCCTTAAAAATGGCCTCCCAACCACCGGGATACTTCGTTCCGAATCCGTACAAATCTCCTTTCATCGTGAACTCAACGTCATCTTCAAACCACTGATGACCATACAGTGTGTCTTCTTGAGACGCCCATCTTACTTCGTCATAAGCGCCACTCCAATTGCGGCTCAAATGCTCATAACTTAGCTTTTTGTTAGTCACGCGCACCCATGATGCTATGGATGGTTTAACATTCAATATATGTGTTCGTTTAAGGTATCTAACATATCCAGTTTTCATGTACTGTTTAGAAGCATTCGCTTCTTGGGTAAATTTCTCGCGATAATAGTTCTCCATCACATCTAAACCTATACGCTTATCTTTTCTGAATACTGCATCATCGCCTTGGACTTCGGCCACCAGCTTAGTTTCGGGTTCATTATCTCTCAGATAAAGAATCCACATCATTAAGTTTACTATAGAATCCACGATATTAGTAAATACTGAACCAGACGGAACTGATCCATTCCTGCCAATAACGACTCCTTCAGGAGTTACAATACTAGCTGTTTTAAAATACTCTCGTAGGCGGAGTAATAGTGGGTCTCCAACCCCAGTTTGATTCAGTAATCCTATGAAATGGAAAGCCCAGTCAATGAGCCATGGTGGTACATGGTGATCATATCCTTTGCCATCCCAACTCAGGTTACCATAAGTATCATCCTCAGACATCAACATGTCTTGAATTCTGTCGTCTACTTCACTTGGACTTTCTAGTGCTGCGAAGCCCGGTCTACCTTTGAGATATTCAATTAATGGGTTTGCATAAGCATTCTCAATTATTGAAATTACGTGTGAGAATTCCCACACTACTCTTTGAGTCGTTTGACCGTCTTTACCAAAGTCGCCTCTCCACCCCAATATTGCAGGTAAGTTCCACAAATAATGATTTAGGTTCTTTGCTGCTGCAGTGGCGAGTCTCAGATACATTGGCCTGTTATCTTTGACTAAATTACCTAGTTTATCAAACTCAGCCCCTTTCACGTTGAGTGGTAATCCCCAACCAGTTGAGCTAGGTAATGCATAAGCCGAATTCATTAAGGACAAAGTCCTCAATACTCCTTTTTGTACATTTAAATATTCAATAAGTCTCTCGATGACCCAATCTCGATCCTCATCGGTAAAAGGGTTATCTGGATATTTCCTGAAATACTCCAGGACTTGCGG